GAATATTTTGATACCTGCTTCGGTTTCAAAATCTTCCCAAACACTGTCGGCTTCTATTAAGGGATAGTCATCAACTTCGGGATTGAAATAGAATAGCTGCCCTTTATAGTTTTCCCAGCCACCAGACGCTATCACCTGATCTTTTATAACTTCGGGATCGGGGTTATATTGATCGAGGAAAGTGATCTTACTGCGCATGATGTTTTTCCAGGTTTTACGGCCCCAATCGGAGTAGATGGCATATTTTGTAGCGGTCTCAGGACTGTCGGTATCACCTATGCGGATATCTTCATATTTTATGTAGTTTACCGATGCGATCTTAAAGTTTGCATTGTAGTTTACGTGTATACCGAAACCGGTGAACAATGCTTTATCAGAGGCAACTGCTTTTAATAGTTTGGCAATAGTGAGGCCATGTGTATTGATCACCTGTTTGCCAAGAGTTTTCTCCTCAAAACCGTTGCCGGCTATGAATTTCGCGCGCTTGTTCCAGCAATCTTTGGCTGTGGGTGAACCGGCTACCAACTCCAGCATACGCTGCGGATAGGCGTTGTCCATGTCGTAATTCAGTATGCCGAAGGTTTGGTTTGGGCGTACTAATATGCGGCGTTCAATTTGTGGCAGGTAGGTCTTCATTTTTTTTGGATTTCACTGGTTTTTGGGATGATGGTTTCACCGATTTTATTTTTGGTGATTTCACCGATTTAACTTCGGGAAATGGGGTAGCTTCGAAAAGAGTGGCTATGTGTGGGTATCTTTCTAAATACCATTCGGCTTCGGCATCGGTTAGGTTATCGTTGTGATGCGTAGCGTGTGAGCCCGGGGCGAACTGGTGCTTACCGGGCTTTAGGATGTATTTTTTTGTCATTGGGTCATTAGTCATTGTGCCATTGGTTTAATTGGTTAATTGAGGCCATTAGCCATGATGATGACTAATGACCAATGACTGTTGATTATGCAGCTACCAATGCTTCGATAGCGGCGATGGTGCTGACGTAGGTTGCGGAGCCTGATTCAGGGGCGATAGATACCGCGCGTGGTGGATATGGTTCTCTTAGCTTGTCGGGGTTGGTTAATTTTAGTTTGTAACCACCGTCCATGGTTTCATCGGCGGCACTACGTTCGGCGTCGGTTAATATCAGGCCGTTTACTGCTCCGAATAGTTCGATGGCTGAATCGCTTGCATTATAGTTGTTTACCGCTATTGCGCATACGCGACCGTAGCCCATTGCCTGTAATTGCGTTTTGATGTCGACAGATAATCCGGCAATGTTGAAATCAATTTCTTCGGTATAACGCGGCCCGACTGATGTTTTGGCGAGTTTTGATATGGTATTGAAACTGTTGTTCGTGCCGTTGAATTTGTAAATTTTGGCTGCGCTTACGGTGGTAAGACCGGTTACTATCAGCGGGTTTGTGGTATCGAAAGTTAGGGTGATATCATCCTGGTTAAAGATGTATATTACATCCTCGATACCGGAGGTTACGGGTTCGGCTGTTCCTAAGGCGAAGCCGGCGTTTATTTTGTTGTAGATGGACATTTGTTTGGATTTAAGCCCCCTCTAAATCTCCCCCGGTAGGGGAGACTTTGAAAAGAATTGGTTTAAGGTTAGGCAGATAAATAGAATATTTCGTTGGCGAATTTGAAGTTTACGGCGGCTTTCATGCGGGCCTTCATGCGGACTACGTTATCATTGGTGTAGGGCTTCATGTAGACGGTTGAGAGTTCGGATTCATCGCCTAACAGGTCGACACCTAAGAACAGGTTTGACGCGCGGGCACCTAAGATGGTGTTGGCCTGCCAGTGGTTCATCAGTTGTAATGGTACGCCGAGGTAATCCATTTTTTTGCTGTCGGTAAAGGCGTTTAGTACGTTCACTGCTTTGTCAGCCTGTGCCTGGGCATATGCGTAGCCAACATGTAACGGGATCTGCAGGTTGAAATCATCCTGGCTTCTGTCGGCGGGGTCGAGCTGTGAATATACGCTGGTTAGCACTAATAGTACATTGCTGGCATTGATATAGCTAACTGTTGCAGCGGTTGCTGTGCCTGAGAAGGTTGCAGCTTTACGGGTATTGATCTCATTGTAATTGCGCACCAGTTTAAAGGTTGTGGCACTTGTTACCTGGATGAAATACGACTGGCCCTGTACGGCTATTCCTGTACCACCGTTAGTAGTATCTTTACTGGTACCAGTTACAGCGGTGATGGTTACTACATCGCCGTCGACAAGGGTTGCGGTGCTTGATACGGTTACCGAACCTGTAGCGTCAATAGCTGTTGCTGCCATCGAGGTGGCAGGCTTTGCCAAGCCTACTTTGTAAACGCCAGAAGCGGCTGAGATAGATGGTAATAGGCCTGTGAAACCGGCAGTGAAAGCGGCTTCTTTGGTGGCGGATTTACCGAGCCAGTATAAGCGCTCGTTAGCGATTTGTATTTTGGTAAGATAGCGTTGTACCATGAAGTCCGACAGGTCAACGATACCTTCATAATCCATAAAGGCGCCTGGTTTTAGGCTTTGGGCTTCCCATGATTGGATGAGTTTGTCCCATTGTTCCTGTTTCATGAATTCGTATACTACCGGATCGAGGTAGCTTTCGTTTTGCAGGGCGGTTGTACCCTGATCAGCGAAGATGCCTGATGGGTCCTGCAGAACTACATCGTCGTCAACGTCGAGTATCACTTTGCGCGATTTTACGTCGTTGATAACTGTTAGCAGTCCGCGTTTTACCGAGTCGGCTTCAAGCAGGGTACTGGCCATAAACCCGGCCAGCGCTTCGCCGGCATAGGTGTTGTTTGTGAATGTAAATTGTGGCATTTTTTATTTATAGGATTTTTTGTTTGGTAGTATCAAGTCGCTAGTATCAAGTATCAAGTACTTTTTTTGGGTAAAGTGTAAGGTTTAGGAGTAATTTGAAAATCTTGCTACTAATTACTTGCTACTTATTTAGAGATTGCTTTTTTAACGGCGTTTTTGGCGAGAGTGCTGGTAGGGGCGAAGAATGGGGTTTGTTCGGTTTTGGCTTTGTTGCTGCGTTTGGAACCTTCGGGAGTGAAGTTTGATTTGATCTCGTTCTTTACTTCTTCGCGGGTTTTGCTGAGGCGGGTGTTAGCTGCTTCGAGGGCGGCGCGGGCTTCGCTTAGCAGAGCGTTTTGGGCATGTAGTTTAGCACGGATAGATTCGATCTTGTTTTGTACATCGCCGGGTTTTGCTTTTTTGAATTGATCGGATGGGGCATCGCTGTCATCATCTTGGGCAGTATCCGGGTCGGTATCGGGATCGGACAGGGGCGGGGTTACTTTTTGTACCTGGCCACCTTTTACGGCCACTTTACTACCGGTTGATGTGGTGTAGGTGTCGGGCGGGGCGGGTTGGGTCATGTCGACATCCTGGTACACTTCGGTGCCTTCATCCAATGCGCCGCAATGATGCAGGGTGCCTTTGTCGGTAATAGTTTGTTTGTTCACTACTTTTTTAAAGTAGTTCATGATCTTGTCTAAAACCGTGGTGGTTTTTTCGATCAGTTGCTGGTTCTCCATGTTCATGTTGTTATTGTTATTTTGGGTTAAGAGCTTGTTGATGCAGCGCTGATAGGCCATGGGGGCGGCGCTGGTGTAGTTTTTTATAAGGGCACTGTTAGTTATTTCGGCGCTGTAATCTTCGATGGCATCGATAAAGCCAAGGCTAAGGGCCTGATCGGCGGATAACCAGGTGACGGAGTTGATCAAACTATTAACTGTAGCTCCGTCCAACCCGGTTTTATCCACGTATATCTGCGCCAGGCGCTGCTGTACAATGTTTAGCATTTGTACATCCTTCAGCAGTTCATCGGCGTTGCCGCCTGAGCCTACCATTGGTTTGTGGATCATGAGCAGGGCGTATTTGCTCATTACCACGCTTTGCCCGGCCATCGCCACCACTGAGGCGGCTGAGGCTGCCAAAGCATCGATAGAAGTGGTGACTTTGCCGGGATATTTCTTTAACAGATCGTAAATGGCAATGGCATCGAACGCGCTGCCACCTACGGAGCTGATATGAACTTCTACGTCCTGACCGGCTGCGGTTTCGAGCTGGTATTGGATGTAGGATGATGATAAGGTGCCGGAACCTATGCAGTCCTGGTCGGTGTCGTAGAGGTAGATTTTGTAACTCATTTTTTAGTTGTGTGTTGCGTGTTGTGAGTTGTAGGTTTTTAGTCGGAAAGTCGGGGAAGACCGAAAGTCCGAAAGTTGGTAGTGGTGTTTTTGACCGGATGGCTGATTATGCCGATTGGCATAAATCAAATATCGGGATAATGTTTTATTGAAGTACTGACACTGTTTTGTCAGTAGGTGTTATTTTGGGGATTGCATTGATTGGTGATGGTATATACAAATATCGGTATAAGTTTTTGTTAAAGTACTGACAGTGTTTTGTCAGTGGTAGCCCCCTCTAAATCTCCCCCGGTAGGGGAGACTTTTAACTTCGGTAATGGTGCATTACAAATATCGGTATAATGTTTTGTTAAAGTACTGACACTATATTGTCAGTAAGTATTTTTTGCGTTAAGGATGGTAGCGGATACCGGGCTGTGGTTTAGTGTGACAGCCGCGCTTAATGCCTGTGAGCGTATGAGCGCACAGCCTGGCCGCTGGTAAGCGGAAACGCCCATTTACCTGCCGCTTCATTATATATGGCGAAGAAGATCCTTCGCTGTCGCGCAGGAGGACAAATAAATACCGCTCTTAATTTATCGGCCTCAATATCCTACTCCAGCGGATCTTGTGGAACAGATCTTTTTCGGGGTCGGTGCTGAAGAAGGTGATGACGGCTTTGCCTATTACGTGGTCTTCGGGTACGTAGCCCCAGAAACGTGAATCGAGAGAATTATGGCGGTTGTCGCCCATCATCCAGTAGTAATCCATTTGGAAGGTATAGGTGGCGGTTACTTTACCGTTGAGGGTAAATTTGTTGCCTTGCCTGCCGAGGCGATTACCTTCGTATTGCTCGATGGCGCGGTTATAGAGTAGGATGGTAGAATCGTTCAACGGAATGGTCATACCTTTTTTGGGTATAACAAGCGGGCCGAAATTGTCCTGATTCCATTTGAATTTGGGATTATTTGGAAATACCTCAGATTGATATGTGCCTGCAGGCATAATATATGGTGTAATGCTTTTTATGCCCGAGAAGCCTTTTATAGTTGCCATTTCATCAACGGGGATGATCATTTCATAAGTTGTAGGCGACATTTGATTTATTACCAGATCCTGAAATACATCGGGGTTAAGCTGCTGGCCATCGGTTACTACGGTGTATGATGTTTGCGCCTTTGGTGCATTTGGTGCAGCTTTTCGGTTTATATATACCTGGGCATTTACTATGGTGAGCGTATCGCCGGCTGTTGCCTGGCAACGCTTTATAAGCGTGGTACGCTGATCTATCGGGGTACCGGTTTCGGATGGTTTGTTAAATACTACTATGTCGCCTTTTTTTACCGAGGTGAAGCCGGGCAGACGGTGATAGCCGAGCTGCCAGCCGCTGAAGTAGGTTTTCATACCATACATCATAGGTTCAGTAAAAGGTATGGACAAGGGGGTAAATGGCATCCTTGGGCCATAGCTTATCTTACTTACAAACAGGTAGTCGCCGGTTAGTTCGGTGCCTTCCATAGAGCCGGAAGGGATTGCATAGGCTGAAAACAAGAGGCCGCGGATGATGGTAGCTGCTACTATGGCAAATACCAGGGCATCGATCCATTCGCGGGTTTTTGATTTTTTTACGGCTGATTTTGTTTTCTTTTTAAATGCAAAATTCCACTTCATGATAAACTGTGTTTATCACCTTAGATTTGTTAAGGTGATGGCTGTTACAAATATATTAATTTTTTTCAGCCAGTTAAGCGGGGTGGATAGCTATTGTATGGATGATGAACGCGTGCCGTTACTCACCCCGACTGCGCTGCGCTGGTCGACCCTCTCTTCGCCTGCAGGCGCAATATCATTAAGTTAAGCTGCTACATGACGTTTACCTGCCAACGGTCGGACTCACCCCGACTTCGCTAAGCCGCTCGTCGACCCTCTCTTTGCTGCGCACAAAGAGGGTAAAACGCTTAACTTAATAATATTGCGCCTGCGACGGAATGAGGGTGGGGGAATTATTTTGTTTCGTTAAAGCTGTTGAGGGCACGCCAGATGGTGCGTGCGTCTTTGTTGAATTTGCCCTGAGCTTCGGTTACTGCCTGGCTTTTGGTTATGTGTCGAGTTTTCATTTGGGCCTGTATCCAAAGATAGATCTCGCGGTAGAGAAATACTTTATAGGTGATAAACCCGGCTTTGTACATTTGGGTGAAAGTGCCTTCGTTGAAGAGGGTGTTGGCGGTTTGGATGTTCATTGGTTTCACTGGTTCATTAGTTCATTGGTATGCTTCATTAACACACCCCTGCGGCCGCACTTTCTGGCGCGTGCTCTCTTAAGAGGGCATATTAGCTGCAATTTTAGAGTATTATAAGTTTACCCGATTAATGGTTTGGGCGAGGATGTTTTGCTGGTTGTTGATGTCTTTTACATCGACATAGACTGGGGGGAAGTTGTTGACCATTTGATAGGCGATGCTATTGGCAAGGTTTTTTTGGTCGTTAACGGGGGCGTTATAGTAGCGGTTGGCGTCGCCGCCATCGGTAAAGATGCCGCCTACGGCAAAGCCCCGGCCGGTGGCGGTGGTGGAAAAGTCGCGGCCGCCGAAGCCTACGTTTATGGCGCTTACCAAGTTACGCGCCCAGGGATCGCGCATAGCTTCGGATACTACTATGCCTTCGCCGGAACGGAGATATGCATTAGTGTTATCGGTGCGGCTGTAACCGGGGAGCATGCCGCCTTTACCGTCGGAGGTGTAGTGAAGGCCGCCGGTGGCGTAGGCGGGTGGTTTTTGGGATGCGATTTTGGCTACCTGAGCGGCGGTTTCGGCTATTATAAGGCCTATATGGAAAGGAGCGATTGCACCCTCTTGTGAACTGACTTTGGTAACGGCAACCGCACCATTAATAAGGGCCTGTGCTATTGAAATTTCTTGTTCTTCTTTGAAAGCTTTGGCTTTAACTTTGTCTTCCTGCTTTTTGTATTTGGCTTCAATAATAGCTCTTTGCGAGCCGGTTAGCGTCGTGTTGCTTAATTCGGCATTTTTTTGTGCTTCGAGGGCTGCTACTTTTGCAGCTGCCTGTTGTTTTATGCTGTTGCTAAGTGTATTTAACGCATCAATGGCTATTTTTTGTTCGTTTTTTTTGGCGTAATCGGCAATTTGCTGAAGGGCGGTTTTGTGTATGTCAACTACCTTTATAGCGTCACTTTGGGTTGCGGCAAGATTGTATGTACTTATGGTGTCTGCGGGTTGGTTATCAGTTCCAGAAATACCTACAGAGGATGCGGGGCCCAAGGGTGTGGTATCTCTTTGAGGAGTTGCCGGTTTTGTTCTCCCATTTCCTGTTCTTTGTTTATGGTACTTTGCCTGGGCTTTGCCTGCTTCATTATATCCATTAGTATAGGCTTCGCCTATTTCCTTCCCGGTTTGAATAATTTCATCGGTGGCACCTTTAACAAATTTTGTGATCTTGCCCGCGACATCAGTTATGCCGGTAGCCGCTTGTAATACACCTTCGCCTACCTTTTTAAAATCAAGATGCAGAAGACCATCTAAAATTGTGCTGAATGCCGTAAAGCGGTTAATTATGTTTTGTTCTATTGCTGTGCCCAAGTTTTTTAGCGAATCAATAGGATGCTTAACAGCATTTATCAGACCATTCATGAAATCGCCAAAAAAACCTTTGACTTTATTGACTATGACCCCAATAGCGGAAATTGCGCCATGTAAAACTTTTGTACCTGTTGATGAATTTATAAAAGCATCGAAAATCTTTTGTAAAATGGTTAAAAGAAATTCCAGTCCATCCGCCTTTAAAGCGTCGCCCATACCCATTATGCCATCTTTGACAACTGATAAACCAGATTTCATCATATCGAAGCCTTTGGAGGCTTCCTGTAAACTCGGGCCAAATTCGCCTGAAACACCTTTTATTTCATCAAAAGATGTTTTGAGGTGGTCCATGACGGCTTTATGGGCGTCGAAAGATTTCGCGTTTTCGTCAACGTCTTTTTTTTGCTGTCCTAATGCATCGGTAACATCGTTTAAATTACCTTTGAGATCTGCAGCTTGCCTGGTACTGCTTTCCATCGACTTGCCATGCTTATCAAGTGCAGACTGACTTTGGGCTGCCTGTGAATTTTGCTGTTGGCTGGTGGTGGTAAGGGTTTTAATAGCGTCATTCAAATCCTTAACTTTTTTTGAATTGTCGCCAAGCGTTTTGGCATACTTATCGCGGGTTGCGGTTAAGGTATTTATAAGTGCCTGGTCTTTCTGCAAAGTACCTATCGCGGAGTTTACAGCGGTAATATAATTATTAAGCTGCGTTATTGCGCTTTGCAGGCTTTTTTGGTAGTCGTCAAGCTTCTCAGAATTACTTTTATATGTATCTGAAGTTTGTTTGCCTGAGTCGACCAGTTTTTTCTGCTGATCGAGTAATCCATCAATGCTTTTAGATATGCCTGTAATGTTTTCTTCGAGCTTACCTGTTTCGGCAGTGATGTTAATGATTATGTTTTTGTTTAAATCGTCGGCCATATTTATTAAGGTTTTAGTATTGTGTTTAATATGCCAATTGGCATAATTTATAGAAAAATAATAAGCCGGAAACGGCTTATTATTCAGAGCGTAATGATCAATAATCGGCTTTGTCTTTTGAAGCCTGTTTAGCGTCAGCTTTAGCGCGAATGTCGCCATCCTGATAAGAAAGCATGATCAATAAGTTATTATTAATTGAAACGTGTATTGAATTATTATTATCAGATTCCCAATCGGTAGAATATTGAGCATATCCGCCTTCAATTGCTGTAACTTCGTTTCCATCACCATCTGCAAATCCTGAGCTGAAAGTTTTTGTAGGTGTCCCGGCCCCGTAAACGTCATTTAAGTCGGCAACAATACTATCATAATATTCGATTGTTTTTGGATCGAGATCAGCCTTAAACAATAGTATTGCAAAATAAAATTTATCATTAAAAAAGCGTGCAGCTAAACCAAGTGGGGCATGCTGACCAAATTTTATATTTTTAAAAGCAATTTGGCCGGCATTGGTATGTGCCTTGTCAATAACGCCGCCTTTAGCTTTAATGGCTGCAATGAATGCTGCTTTACTACAGCCAAACTTTATACCCAAAACACCGTCGATAGGTTTAGTAGTTTGTGAAAATCCAATAAATGGAATTAATAAGAATGCGATAAATAATATTTTTTTCATTTTGATAAAGTTTAATTGGGATAAAAATAATTATTAAAATTGAAAATTGCAAAAAATATTAGCAATTTATACTACATATTGTAGTATGCTGATTTGCTAATAGTAAAATTATCCTAACCTAACCAGTTCAACTTTGCATGGCTGCCCTTTGCGCCAGCTGTCGATCTTATTGATATAGAAATAGGCATTGTGCTGTTGCAGATAGACAGGGATAAGTAGGTCGAGTTCGGCTATATCGCGCGGTGCGAGTAGGAAGTAGCGGACAAGTATTTTGGTGTTTTGCAATATTTTTTGCAAGTCGGTATAATACTTACTTTTTAAGCCGAGCAGTTTTTGGTTTGAGATGGAACTTTCCATATCACACCAGCAAAGGTTGTATGCGCCATCAGGTTTATAAAAATAGGGGGTGCTGATATAATCGTTAACCACTACCGGTGTGTGCACGCCATCAATAAAAGTTATGCTGTTGCCATTCAGCTTTAATTTTTGATCGACCAGGAGACGCGGCTGTACTGAAATTGTAAAATCTGTACTATCGGATGTGGCATCAATCATTGCTATTTGTGCAATGGTGCCGCCAATATAAGGCCGATTTAATGACGGGCCGAATTTGCTGACGATCATGTCGGATGGTACGTTGTTTAGCGTTTGATCGTTAATAATAATGGAGTCCCAGCCGAATTTTAACGGCAGGATATTGGGATCGGTTTGGTATTCCATATTATTTACCTGCGCATAGCTGCCGAGTTTGTAGTTTATTTGTTTGCCCTGGTCAACGCATTTGGCAGTCCAATCTTTGGCTATCGGAATATTGGCGACAATATCTTTTAACGAAGAAAAATTTATTGTTTTTGAATAAACGTCGGTTTGGCAAATGATGCCGAAGCGCTGGAAGGTATCTTTTAAAAAATCTTTTTGCGACATATCGGGCAGTATACGTTCACACTGAACGGTTTCTTCGAACTTGACGGTGTCATTAACCGATTTTACTTGAAATGATGCACCGGGATAAATAGTAAAGATTTGCCCGGTTAAGCCTATAAATTCGTACACAATTTGCAAAGATTCGCGGGTATCAGGGCTTAATTCGGTTTGAATGGAAAAAGTGGTGTTATAAAATGTTTTCCATACGACTTTGCCGGCGCCATCGGTACTATGATCATAATCGTCAAAGCCATCATTAAAATCAAACGTTGCGGTTGCCAGGTTAGCATAACCATTGCTATCAACCACCCGGATATATATGTTAAGGCTGTCGGGGTCGCTTGTGCCGGGTTTGCCTTTAAAAAATAGTTTTGGTATTGTAACTATCGCTTCAACGGAGATCCTTTCAGTAGGAGTATAGTTAATGCCATGAAACCATTGTGATTGATCATAAACTACATCTTGCCAGCTGATATACCCCATATTATCATAAGTATGCGGATGCGAGACAGTTTGTGAAACGGTGTTTTTTACTAAAATGCCTTTTACATCGGGTTGATTCTGGAAATCAATACCATGATCAAAACTGCCGTTGCTAAATTGGGCTATCAGTAAAGGGTACAATGGATCGGACAGTAGGGAGCCTTTGGCAGTATACCCGGTTGATTGCACCAGCAGGTCGACCGCTTTCTTTACAAAAAACCCCGGACGCAGATTGCGAACATCAATAGGCTTTGTAAAGTCTGTTAAACTAATAAGGCCATAATCAATTATGGGGTATATCCAGCCGTCTTTTTCGGTATTGAGCTGGCTGTAGGATGCGTTTTGTAGGTTCCATTCATGATCAAAAGGTTTCCAGGGGAGGCTGGCACCATAATTACTCCAGCGGCTGGTACTGTCGCCCATATCGGCTATTTGCCCACCAAGGGCGTCGAAGAAATCGACATTGCCCGAAAGGATGGTTATACTGGCGGTATCATTGTCGACCTGGTTTATTTCGGCAATAGCATTGGGGAGTATTTCGATGCCATTCTGGATGATACGGGCGGACAAGGCTGTATAGGGCGTTTGTGTTGCCATAGTTATATCATCGGGAAAGCCGAGTATTTGCCGGTTGTTTTGTGTTAACGGCAACTTGAACTGATTACTGGTATTGCCTTGTTGATTTTGTACCTCGGCCAGATTATTTATCTGGAAAGTGAGAGCAATGGGGCTGTCGTCGGAAAGATCGGCAAGCTGATCGTTAAGGTATAGTTGGATGTGGTTCATTTTTTAGTATCAAGTAGTTAGTATCAAGTATCAAGACGAGAATCAAGAGGCAAGGAGTAAAGAAGCAAGATGGAGCAATCTTGATACTTGCGACTTGATACTATAATTACTGTGTTTGGATATTGATAGATGGCTGGTTGAAGGTGATGCTGAACGGGGCCTGGCCGTTGATGGTGTCGTATTCGCTGAAAGTGGCGGTGTTGAGTATTACGGTTTGCCATTGTACCGGGTTGGCGTTGAGCAATATTTGCACTTTTGGTGAATATTTTATGGATTGCAAGCCTTTGATATCGGCTACGCTGAGGTCCTCGGCCATGAGCTTTATTTTTTGGCCGGCATCTTTACTTATTACTTCTTCAATGCCTTCCTGGTTTTGCCAGTCCTGCACATAATTTTTGATGATGGTGGCATTTTGCACATCGAGCGATATTTCCTGGTTGTAATTGAAACGGTAGTAGTTCCAACTTCCGGTAAGGCCTATCCAGCGCATGTAAACTGCATTTATATCCGGGGCGTGGTCGATGCGCACGGTTTGGGTTTCCATTACCTGGATGGGGTTGCTATCATCATCGTTATAATAAACAGCGATGTTAAAATACCATGCCTCAAGCGGCATATCCATACTAACCAGTAAGCGGTTAATGCCGATTTGTTGAGGGATGGCAGCTGACGATGAGGTTTGCCGTGAGATAACGAGTTTGGATGTGTCCTGGTTCAGGAGCCATGAGCCATCTTCATTCAACAAGTAAGATGTGATGTCGCCACCGGGCAGGGGCTGGCGGTTTATATCGAGCAGAGCAATTTTGTAGTATAGTTGTCGGCCAACAAGTGTTTCGGAATAAATGAATGATAAGTCGAAAGGATAGCCATTGCTGTAAGCCGGTTCGGCAAAATCTGTAAGCCATTTTGCCGGTGTGGTTGATGCAGGGAAAGGTACATATTGCGCCATATTTCCGCCATTGGGCGAACGCAATTGACGGGCAGTATAGGTTACATAATATGGTTCGGCTATGGTTATAATGCCGGATGTTTTACCATCGAGGGTGCCATCGTCGTAATTTTCGGCATATTGAATACTGTAACATGCCGAAAGGTTTGTATCGCGGAAATTTGCGGCGGTGTAAGTACTATTATCTTTTGCACTTAAAATACTTTGCAGGAAATTAGAAATATCGGCACGGATAACGCCTTGGTTATCGGGCCTGTTGGTAGCCATGATTGTACTCTGGGCGCCCGTAATACGATCAAAATAAGTAATATAAGTATAAATTTTATAATAAGGCCGCAGCAGGTTTATATTTATGAAGCCGGTTACGGGATCAGAACCGTTGTTGTGCGGTGTATCTAAAACTATCGAACCATTATCGGCAGAAACAACTTTGTAAGTGCTAATGTAAGGAGCGGCGTTGACATATACATAAATTGCAGAGTTGGGTTGGGCGCGGAGTTGAGCAGTAAGCGGACTAAGATCGGCATTAACTGAGAGGCGTAATTTACCTGTTGCTGTGTCAATCAGTGCTGCGGTTACTTCAAAATCGCGACGCTGATAGGTGAATATAATTGGATTAAAGGCTGCATTCCAGCGACTGGTACTGCCGTTGATAGTTACTGTAGGGTCGCCAATGAGTAAATTGGCGGTGGTGGGGATGGTAGTTGAGCTATTTGCGGCGCAACCGTCGTTGGCATCGGTACAATATACCGTTATTAAGCCACCCGGCAGCCCGGTGAATGTTGGCGAGGACTGGAAATGCACATTATCAATACTGTATTGAATGGGTAAATAACTTGACGTGGCATTAACTGTTATTTGCGCATCGGAAGCGCCGACGCTACTTTCGGAACTATCAACAAGAATGGTGTTTATTTTAAGATCGCAGGAAAGTGGGAGGGGTGGGAGTGGTTTTTTTGTGGTGTTTACTGTGGCATAATATTTTACAAAATATGATGATAGTGTGTTTGAATCGGCAATTTCGCCTGTGTACAGGTTGATCTGCTGGCCAAGCATGTAAATGGTGCCGGTAGTTATTGAACCATTTAGATTTAATTCGTAATCAACAGCTATGCCATTGCCATTAACAGGCGAACCAGTAGCCGCATCGGTAAGCATAATGACCAATGTACCATAGGTTTTGGTGCCGCTTACGGAAGTGCCAACTAATGTTATGTGTGCTATAATGCTCATATATTTATTGAGTTAAGTATTTGTGTTAAAAGTTCATGGGCTATTAATTCGGTAGCCTGGTTAAGCCTGTTATTAATATTTTCATCGCCCAAAGGCTGGGATAAAGTGCCTGGTTTGCCCGCATAGCCAACCTTGTCGATTTTGGTTTTTATGGCCCAGGCCGCCTTATCTGAGATGCCCTTTTCGCGACACCATTGCTGTATGCGCTGTATCATGGGCGGGTTGCCGGGTATGGGGTTTTTGCTTGTGGGGCCTCGGCCTTTCTCGACTATTTGCAAATAGCCCGGGATTTGTAATTGCTGGTCGCCATTGTTGATGACCTTTATCTGCTCTATTGTTTGGCTGCTGGTTATGCCTTTGGATTGCAAGGAGTTGATGAGGTCGGTTTTTAGGGTGGTGATAAGTGTGGTTAGGATTTGTGCGGTTTGGTTCATTGGTTCATTAGGTAGATGGCGAATTTTTCTTTATGTTGGGTTGCGTGCTCTGTTTACTCACCCGGACTTCGCTGCGCTTGTCCACCCTCTCTTCACCTGCGGTGGAAAGAGGGTAAAGTGAATGTTATAAATTATAACATGGGGTAATACATTGTGGCGAGTGTGATGGCTAGGTTTACGCCGGTGGTGTTTACGTCGAATTTATTGTAGACTGGGAGGCAGCGGGCTTTGTCGCCGGCTTTTATTTTGAAGTAGCGGCCCTCGCCTTCGCGGTAAGTGGACGCTTTTATGATAAATTCATTGGCCATTTGGAGAGCTTGGGTTACATAAGTTTCATTGTCAGCTGAGTATTGGTCGAATTCGGTTTTGTAGAGGAATTCGAGGTAGACAGAAAATGTATTGTCGACCGAACCATTTATTTGGGGCGATACTTCGACGGGTTGTAACGGGTACATGAAGACGCAAGGAAAGGATGCGTCGTCGGCCAGAAGGTTAAGCTCATTTGCGGTGCCGTAGATAAAGGCTGGGGCGGCGGTGAGGGTTTGGGTGATGGCCTGGATTTGATTGCGGATCATAGTTTAGATTATTTGTAATATTTAACAGACTTCGAAGTTTTATAAACTTCGTAAGTCAATGCCTGTTGAGTTTCGTGGTGTTATTTTTGCGCGTTTATTAATTCTGAGTAGCGGCGCTGGTAGTCGGCTTCGGTCTTGTTTAATAGCAGTTTGGTTAATACGCGCTCGTAGGGCATGGCAAGAATGGTATCCCATTTGGTGATGTCGCCACCGGCGAGGGAGTTGATGGTGTTGATGTATTTGAACTTTTCAAACGACTGGATCCCTGCTTTTTTTTCTAATACTGATGCAGGCGCTGCAAGAAGCTGCGCTTCGGCTTCAATAAGTTGGGATAACAGGTAAAAAAATGTTTGGCTAGGGGCAGTGCCTCCGTTACCCTGAGTTTTTTTATTTCGGCGGTGAATTCTTCTGCCTGGTACTCGTTGTATGGTTTGCCGGTTGCACGGCAGTAGAAATAGTGTGCCAATACATGGCAGCAGGCTTTTAACGACGGATTAAAATATTCCTTCCATGCTTCTTCGCCGTATTGTTTTATGGTTTCGCTAATCTCATCGGCAATAATATCGCGTGCGGCCATGAAGGCGCCGGCAGGTTCGACAGAGAGATTGTTAGCGACGCTTACCTTTACCTTTCTTTGGTTCAATGTGAATTCTACTTTGCGGGGGATAGCATCGCTGTTGTAGATGGATTTTATTTGATTTGAAAGCGATAAAACTGCCTCGCCGAAAGACTGGAAATCATCCATGTTACGAACGTTTTTAAGTTCATCCATAGGAATGCCCGACAGAATGCTGATGGCATCAAGATCATTAAGGTATTGCTTTTCCTGCATATCCATCATTTGCCCGAGGGTTATTTCGCTTAGGGTGGTTGGTATTTTTACCAGTAATTTGCTATCAGTGGTTTTTAATGTTTTTTCTATCATACAGTTATAAGGTTTGCGATGGGGTGCTGCCAACCTGTTGGTTGATATGGCAGGCGTGATACGGGGTTTTTAGTATTGTTTATTTTTAGTTTGTTGAGTGCCACGTAACGCAATGGGTCGACAAGGTGATTCCAGGAGTCGACCGGTTCATTTATGGTTTTGCCGGAGCGGTCGATACGCCATTTGTAGCGGTTCAATTCCTTTCGGAGGTTTACACTGCTACGGGTTACATTTATTTTGTATCGCTTCAGGATGTCGATTGAATTCTGGATGCTGTCGGGGCCTTTTTTGGCACCTTGTATGTTCCAGCCGAGCCGGGTTAGTTCTTCGATAGATTTTGGTTCGGCGCTATCGGCAATAATTAGCATGTTTTTGCCGAGGCCAGTTTCGGACATCCGTTTTGAAATGTCGTGGTTGGTAAGGCCCGTTTCATAAAATAGCTCATCTACCCAAAGTTCGCCGTTTTGTTTGTAAACTTCAAGGCAGCCGGTTTCATCGTTGGTATAACCAAAATCGAGGCCAGCGGCTACGCGGCGCGCGCCTGCGGGTATGGATTCGCAGATATGCCAGTTGTTAAATATAAGCCCGGTTATTTTACCGGTGAGGCCGCGGGCGTAGACTTTCCATAGTTCGTAATCCACGCTTTTTAGTGATTCAATCTTATCGCTTAACGCGGGCGAAGTAAAGGGGTTGTGGCGATGGTCGGATATGATCAATTGTACACCTTCCCGGCCTATTACTTTTTCATGTACCCAAAAATTGCTGTTGGGGTTGTAGTCGATGAAAATTCGGTGACGTGTTCGGAGAGCTAACTCGAAATAAACGTCCCAGTTGATGCCGTTGGCTTCGTTTACGAACAAGTAGTCGCGTTTGCCCGACTTCGCATCCTGAGCATCATTGTAGCTTTTAAATTCGATCAAAGTTCCGTTATGAAACTCAAATATCCTGTCGGAACGGTTATAGGTTTTCACCCTTGTTTTTATCAGTTCAGAGCTTTCATAAATGCTTAAAGCATCGCGCAAGGCGCCAGCCTTGAGGTTTGGTATGTCCTGGCCTACAACGGTTATCACCTGCTTTGAATTTTTACACGCGATGCAAAACAAAGCCTGTAAAATTGAGAAGGTTTTACCTGAACTTGTGCCGCCCTGGTTTACGACAATGTGTGCCATAGCGTTGTAATTTTGTTTGAAGAGGATGGTTGATAGAAAGCTCATTTGTTCACTGGTTCATTAGTTCATTGATGTAGTGTGGTAATTTTTTTTAAATAGTATTTTTCAGTCTTCAACAATAACTTCTTTTTCATTGCTTGCAGGTATGGGGCCTGATTCGATTATTTTTATATTCAGGGTTTTTGATACTGGAATATCGGTATTTTTACTATTATTCCACCCCAGGCTTTTGAGCGCGAATATGGGACCGCTTGTGTAGTGGTCGTGTAGTTTTTTTTCGTATTCGGCTTCGATGCGGAGGCGGGCACGACGAAGTAATTGTGCGTACCTGCCTTTTTGCTCATAGTCATCGAACGACTGGCGGCTGCTGAAACCCAGAAACAGGGCGAGGCCGGTGATTGTTGGCGGCTCGGGATCGCGATCCCATATTTTTTGGCGCGTGGGCTTGTCGCCGGTTTTTTTCGGCGGGGCTTTTGTAGTGCGGAATTTACCTTTAATGTAGGTGAAGTATTGGTCAATGCTGATGTGTAGTTCATCGGCAGTGAACTTAGGATATTTACTGTTCATGTTATGATTAGTGTGCCGAATGGCATAGTAGAGATTCAA